CTGATATTAGTGCAACTATTAAAGGTAGGTCTATTAAGTTGGAGGTAAAAATTGGAAAGGATAGGCAATCCGAAGCACAAAAGAAATACCAAGCAGATATCGAAAGAGCAGGAGGGATTTATATTATTGTAAAAGATTTTGATGAATTTATGAATTTCTATAAAAAATTTATTGAACAATGATAATAGGTTGGTTTAGTTGTGGTATTACTTCTGCTATTGCTTGTAAGTTAGCTTTAGATAAATATGGCAAAGATAATGTAAAATTGATTTATATTGAGATTGATTCAGCGCATCCGGATAATGAAAGATTTATATCTGATTTTGAAAAATGGACTGATACTAAAATTATTAGGCGAAGATGTAAAAAGTATAAAGACCAATATGAAGTAGTTGAGAAAGCTAAATATGTTAATGGTGTTGGAGGTGCTATGTGTACTAAAGTTTTAAAAAAAGATGTTAGATATAAAGTTGAGAAAGAATTTAATTTTACTAATCAAATATTTGGGTTTGAATTTGAAAAAAAAGAAATAAACAGAGCAATAAGATTCAAAGAACAATATCCACAAACTAATCCTATTTATCCATTAATTGAAAGAAAGCTAACTAAAGAACAATGCGCATGGTTATTATTAGATAATAAGATTGAACTACCTGCAATGTATAAATTAGGCTTTCATAATAATAATTGTATAGGTTGTGTTAAAGGAGGTATGGGTTACTGGAATAAAATAAAAAAACATTTTCCTGAACATTTTGATAGAATGGCAAAGGGTGAAAGAATAGCCAAGCATTCATGTATTAAAGGTAAATTTTTAGATGAATTAACCGATAATGATGGTAGACATGAGCCTCCAATACTTCCTGATTGTGGTACTTTTTGTGAGATTGAATTTGCTGATTTAATGCACAAAGATGTTAATTCAATAATTAATGGCCAAATAGATTTTGAATATTAAATAAATTTTGTAATATTGTATCCGTGAATATAAACACGATAGTAAGTAATCCAAAATATATTAATGTTTGTAAGAAAATTACACCGAGTTTATGGCAGGACTTATGGCAGGAATCAGTATTAGAAATACTTAAAATAGATAAAAATAAACTACATGATGCGTATATTAATGACTATTTGGATTTTTACATTATTAAAATTATTACAGGTGTTTGGAGGAATAGAGGAAGAGTAAAGTCTTATAAGTCAGGAACTACATCTCCATTGTATTACTTTACTAACTATAACAAAGATGAATTTAATGATCCTATTTATTACGAAATAAACAAGGATTGCAATACTCAAGTAAAGTTTTTAGAGAATATTTATCATGATGAAATAGATACATTCTATATTAAAGCCAAGCAAATAATAATAAATGATTGTAATAGTGAGGACATGGATGTAAGATATAGAGCAAGAGTATTTAACTATTCTAATGGTAATCCTGCTGAATAAGAGATTAATGGTTATGCTATTTGTAAGAATGCAAGGGAGTTTTCAATAAGTTCTGGTATTAAATATAGTGCCTTGATTAAGACTTGTAATGAATATAAAGAAAGTTTAAAGAATAAATTATATAAAATAGTATATGAATGAACATGAAAAAATAGTTACTATTCACATTGATGAGTATTTAGACTATAAAAAAACAGTTGAACAACTGGCTAAAGAAATGGAAGTATTAAAAAAACAAATTAATAAACTTAAAAAAAATCAAAAGAAATGGTATCATTTATTTTAATAGCAGCCTTTAGTTTTTGGTTTGCTGAATTATCAACCATACCTCAACAGATAGTAATATTCTTTGAGATTAAACGATTAAGACCTTTTGACTGTACTAAGTGCTTATCATTTTGGTCAGCCATCGGTTATGGATTAGTTTATTATGAAGTGCATTTAGTTATCCTTTATGCTGGATTAACTTCGTTAGCAGGAATTATTTTATCACGAATCTATTATAAATTATTATCATGACACAACAAGAGAAAGCAAAGGAGTTATTTGATAAGTTTTGTTATGCAATAAGAACTGAAGAAAGAACAGATGGTTATTATACTAATATTATTCATGCCAAACAATGTGCATTAATAGCAGTTGATGAGATATTAAAAATAGGTGATGAAGAGTATTATAGATGGCATTATTGGCAACAAGTTAAACAAGAAATAAACAATTTATGACACAACAAGAAGCAATACAAGTATTTATTAAACATTCGCAATTCTTTGAATTATACATTAGAGAGATGTATGTGCCGAGAGCATATGAATCTATTATGGATGAAATAATAGGAGCCTATAAAGTTTTTAATTCTACATACAGACATGACTGCTCAGGTTGTGGAATGGCTATGCTTATGGATTGTAATAGAATAAGGTTAGCTAATACTCCAACAGAAACTACTCAACACTCATTTCCTAAACATAAGAAACGTAAATGAAAATACTATTAGTTCACAACTTCATTATCAATGAACAAGGCGATAGGAAATACAATGCAGTTTCTTATTATCGAATGCTCAAACCAAACATTGTACTTCATAGACTTTATGAGGATATTGAGTTTACTGAGATACCAATGTTTAATGATGCAGTTCCGGATGACTTTCTTAAAGACTTCAACTTAATTCTATTTTGTAGGCACATTGATAATCCCGATTATACTGCAAATAGATTAAACAAGTTAGGGATTAAGTTTGGATTGGATGAGGATGATTATTGGTTTCTGCCTGATAATCACATCTTATATCAGCATTACATTCAAAACAATGTACCTAAACTTATTATTGATTCAATCAAAGTTGCTCACTTCGTTACCTGCACAACTACTTATTTGGCAGATAAGATTAAGGAAATAAATCCTAATGTTTATATTTTAGAGAATGGAATAGATACTCACGATGAGGTTTGGAAACGAAACAAGATACCATCAAAACGCATTCGCTTTGCGTTTACCCAAGGTGTTACTCACATACATGATTTAAACCTAATATCCGACAAAGTTGCTAAATCTCTTTATGATGTTAAGTTCTATTCTAAAGGTCAAATAATTTTAACAGGATTTAATGCTGAACCTAACCAAGAATCTATATACATTGGTTATGAGCGAATGCTTACAGATAGCTTAAAGACATTAGAGAAATATGAGCCTATTTATTGCAATGAATTAAAGAGACTTATAACTCCAAAGGAAATCAACAAACCATATCGGAGAATAGAAGCAATGGATGTATTCGACTTTCCTGAAGTTTATGATAATATAGACATCTCAGTTATTCCTTTACAGGATAATGAGTTCAACTCTTGCAAGTCAGAATTAAAACTAATTGAAGCAGGTTTTAAAGATTGCGCTGCAATGGTTTCTAATGTCAAGCCTTATACATTAGTGGCCAATAAAAATAATTCATTCTTATTATCTGAAAAAAACTTCTTTGAATGGCAGAGGTATATTCTTAATAATCCATCCATTATTGTGGATAAAACTCAACAATTAGCCGAGGATGTTAAAAAATATTCGTTAGATTTACTTTCAGAAAAAAGGTACGAAATATATAAAAATTTTGTAATTTAATATAGTATGCCAACACCATCAGCCAAAGAATCAAAGCCTGAGTTTATATCTCGATGTATGGCTTTTCCTGATATGCAGGAATATGATACCGAACAAAGATATGCTATTTGTCAATCTAAGTGGTCAGAATCTAAGATGGCTAAGGTTAGTAGATATGCTAAAATCAAAGTATCTTTTGATTATGATGGTGTTATTTCAACCGAAGCAGGTAAGATTAAAGCCAAGAGATTAATCGCTAATGGTGATACTGTTTATATTATTTCAGCAAGGAGAAACAAAGCGGATTTATTAGGTGCTGCTAATGAGGTTGGTATTCCTGAACATAATGTTTATGCTACAGGTTCAAATGAAGCAAAGATAGCTAAAGTAAAATCATTAAATATAGATATTCATTACGATAATAATCCGGATGTTGTTAAGGAATTAGGTTCAATCGGTAAATTATTTAACGCATGATAACACCTGAAGAGTTTTTAAAATGTGAGTTAGAATGGGGTATCTCAGCAACTAATGAAGCATTTACTGATTTAGCTAAAGCTACTGTAAAACAACTAAGAGATTATGACTTCAAATCTGTTTTAGACTTTGGAGCAGGTACAGGAGTTTATGCCGAAGCATATCGCAAAGCAGGTTATGAGACTTTTGCTTATGAGATTTG